CGGCATGTGGCTGCGTGCCAAGTTCGCCGGCGACGACAACGCCCGGCGGTGGTGTGCTGACCACGGCGTCGAGAGCCGCACGATGGTGGAAGGTATCAACAGCACCGGCGGATTCTCCGTGCCGGATGAGGTTTCCGACGAAATCATCCGCAACGTCGAGACGTACGGCGTGGCCCCTACGGCCCTGCAGAACTTCTCGATGGCCAGCGACACGCTGATGATCCCGAAGCGGCTTACCGGCGTCACCGGCGCGTGGCTCGGCGAAGGCAGCGAGTTCACCTACAGCGACATGACCGGCACGCAGGTGCAGCTGGTGGCTCAGAAGTTCGGCGTGGCAACCAAGGTCAGCAACGAACTGTGGGCTGACGGCGTTGGCATTGCGGACCTGATCGCAACTGAGCACTCGCTGTCGGTGGCCAAGGCTCTTGACGAGGCGGTCTTTGTTGGCGATGGCACCAGCACCTACGGCGGCCACAACGGTGTTGCGGTGAAGATCAATACCTCGCCTTTCTCTGCGAGCGTGGTGACGGCGGCCAGCGGAAACAACTCTTTCGAGACGCTCGATAAGGAAGACTTCCTTGCCGTGCTGGCGAAGACGCCACGCTACGCCCTGCCTGGTGCTCGGTGGTACGTCTCGCCGGCTGGCTACCACGCTGCGATGCAGCGGCTTGATCTCGCCCAGGGCGGCAACTCCAGCGTGGCCAACGGCTTTGGCCTGACGTTCCTTGGCTACCCCGTGACGCTCGTGCATGTGATGAACAGCACGCTTGGCACGGATGCGTCCAAGATCAAGGTGCTTTTCGGCGACATGGCGATGGCTGGTGCTCTCGGCTTGCGTCAGGGTTACTCCCTGCGTGTCAGCCAGGAGCGGCTGGTCGAGTATGACCAGACCCTCGTTACCGGCATCGTCCGGGCCAACGCGGTGTTCCACTCGCTCGGCTCGACCAGCGAGGCCGGCCCGGTGATCGCTCTGAAGACGGCGTCCTGAACCTAGTCCCATCCACGGAGAACTGCTCCCATGATTCAGATTGCAGCGACGAAGACGGACGCCAAGTTGGCGGCGAGCGTGGCGGCTTCGGCCACCCACAGCCACGAGATTGACACCCTGGGCTTCGAGTACGTTTCCATCGACGTGGTGTATTCGCCGTTCACGGCGGCCACCAGCAATGCGGCCCCGGTTCTCCGGCTGACGCAGCACGACGTGACCGCAACCGGCCAGACGAACATTAGCGGGTTCGTTGGCGGCACCGACTTCACCGTGGCGGCTGGTTCCACCACCGGGGCCAACGCCGGCTACGTGGCTCGGCTCAACGTGGACATGCGTGGCAAGCGGCGTTTTCTGACGCTGTACACCTCGCCCGGCAACACCGTGGCGGTTTCCAGCGTGGCCCGGCTTGGCCGTGCCGAAGAGGCTCCCACCTCGGCGGCGACCGGCAACGTCGGGACGTGGATCAGCGGCTGACGCTTGACACATAGCGGACAGTGGACGGCTGGCAGGGCAACACGCTCTGCCAGCCGTTTCCATTTGAGGGCGTCCCATGCTCGTCCGTGTCGGTGACACGCAGGTAGACATACGCGTCGAGGCCGTGCTGTCGATGCCGCGGCTTGGCTTTACGTCCAACTTCTTCGCATGGGCTCAAGCCCTTATGCCGCTCGGCATTCGCCCAACGCTTGGGACTGGTGCGTTCTGGGATCAGGTGAATACGCGCGTGATGGAGCAGTTCATCGACAAGTGCGAATATCTGCTCTGCATTGACTACGACAGTTTCTTCACTCAGCAGGACGTTGAGACGCTGTTTGCGATGGCGATGACGTTTCAGTGCGATGCCGTCACTGGGCTGCAGACAAAGCGCGAAGATGGCCGCCCGATGCTGACGCTCAAGGGTACACTTGACTCTCCGCCCGAAAGCGGTGCCACCAGCGTGCCGTCGTCGTGGTTTGCAGAGCCTATCCAAGAAGTTGACACGGCACACTTTGGGCTGACCGTCATTTCCACGGCCGCACTCAAGAGAACCAAGAAGCCGTGGTTTTGGAGCAAGCCTGCACCGGATGGCTCGTGGAACGACGGCCGGCTGGATCCCGATATCTGGTGGTGGAAGAACTGGCGAGAGAGCGGCAATCGTGTTTTTGTTTCGCCGCGTGTCGTGATTGGCCACGGGGAATACGTCGTGACGTGGCCAGGAAAGAATCTGTCGTCGCCGGTGTTTCAGTGGGCCACCGAGTTCACGAGCACCAACAAACGTCCCGAAACTGCATGGAGGGTGGGTGAATCGTGAAAATACGAATGCTGATGAGCTACCGGCACTACCGTCGCGGCCAGGTGCTGGCAGACGTTCCTGACGGCATGGCGAACGATTGGATCAGTCGCGGCCTTGCCGTTGAGGACAAGCAGCAGACGATTGAGACGGCGGCCATTGAGCACCGGGCCGAAACGGCCGACGCCACGCCGAGGAAACGAGGACGCCCCCGTGCAGTACCGCAGCCTGACAAGAGCGACGCCGCCGGCGGTTGAGCCCGTCTCGGTATCCGAGGCCAAGGCCCATCTGCGTGTGGACTCCAGCGACGACGACACCTACATCGGAACGCTCATCACGGCGGCCCGTGAGTGGTGCGAGCAGTACCTTGACCGCACGCTGGTCAATACCCAATGGACGATGCGGCTCGACTCGTTCCCGCACGAGATTGAGCTGCCCAGGCCGCCGATCGCCACGAGCGGCACGACCACGGCCGTCACGCTCACCTACACGCTTGGCGACGATTCGACTGCCACGCTGTCCACGACTGCGTACCGCGTGGACCGCAACTCGACGCCTGGCGTGGTGCGGCAGCTGCGTGCCGGAACGTGGCCCGCCAATCTTGACGACTACAACGCCGTGACGGTGACGTGGTGGGCAGGCTACGGGTCGAGCGGCACGAGCGTGCCGGCGGCCATCCGCCACGCCATCCTGATGCTGGTGGGGCACTGGTACGACGGCTCACGCAGCGGCGTGATGGTGGGAACGATTTCCAAGGAAGTGGAGTTCGGCGTGAAGTCCCTTCTTGACTCGCAACGCTGGGGATCGTACCGATGAGCATTGACGGCCGCATCACGGTTGACGCTCTATTCCACGACAAGGACGGCACGGCGTCGCTGAAGGTTGTGTCGCTTGCGGCTGCAAGCACGTACACGACTGAGAAAGTCGTGCTTGTGCAGAAGACTGCAGGCACAGGTTCCGTGACGATCAACTACGGGGCATACCGTGATGCGTCCGGGAACATCGTCACGATAAGCAGCCCAAAGAGGATGGCGTTTGCGTGGTCTGGCGCGACGATGGCAGTGCTCACCGATAACACCGACGACAAGTTCAAGGTGTCCAGCCGTAACGGTGAAATCTCCGTCACGTCATTTGATCCATCGGACACATCTAGCATTTCGCCCCGGTTTATCGCTGGCGAAACCGGCACCTATACCTTCGTGCTTGTTGGTGATTGATGGACGCCGGGAAGCTCCGTGAGCGAGTGACGTGGCAGCAGGCAGCGGAGTCCCGCAATAGCCTTGGCGAAACCATCGTTTCGTGGGCGACATTCGCTACCGTGTCAGCCAGCGTCGAGGGCGTGACGGCTCGCGAGGCGCTGGCTGCCGGCCAGCAGGACGTGACGATCACGCACAAGGTTCGGCTTCGCTACCTGCCTGGGCTGACGCAGAACATGCGTGGCCTATGGCGTGGCCGCGTGCTTGAGATCGTCAGCCTGCTTGAGCACGGGAACCGCAGCGAGCACGAAGCCATCTGCCAGGAGACGGCGGCATGAGCAGCGTGTTTGCAGACGGCCCTTCCCTTGTCACGCTTGCTCTTGGCAAAAGCAAGACGGCCCGTGAGCTCTATGGGCTCAAGGGGCTGGACGAAGTCGTTCGTGAACTGAAGCGACTGCCCAAAGAAATCAGCCTCAAGTATCAAAGCCAAGCCTTACGAAAGGCCGCCAAGCCAGGCCAGCAGGCGCTGCGGAATGAGGTTTCGTCTCTTGGCCAAGTCACAGGCAACCTGCTTGCCAGCGTGACGCGGGCCGACAGGAAGTACACGAACAACAAGGAAAACATCCCGGTGAGCGTGGTGGTTGTCGGCTTCCGCCGGCCAACCAACACAGCCAGCCAAAAGGGTGCCGTGCCAGCATTCACCGGCGGCACGGTTCTGAAGGGTCCGAATCGGGCGTACCACTCGCACCTAGTTGAGTTTGGCACCAGGCCGCGATCCCCAGGCAAGAGCAGGCAGGTAGCCAAAAAGAAGGTGGTTCTTGGCGGCCGTATCCGCACGTTTGCCGTGCGAATCAAGCAGCAGCAGAACGGCGGCATCCTGTCCTCGTTTCGTTCTCGCGGCCCGTTCACTGGTCGCGGCCTTTACCCGGTGGACTTCCTCGCTCGCGGGACTGTCGCCGGATCGCCCGCTCGGCGTCCATTGCAAAAGGCGTTCGACAAGTCGAAGGGCCAGATGCAAACGATCTTGGATGCCGAGATGCGAAAGGCGTTGACCCGTGCTCTCAAGGAGTACGAGCGGAAGTACGGCAACACTGGGGGACTTTGATGTTCAAGTCACCGGAAGCGGCCCTCAAGCGAGTGCTCGACGCCAGCCCCGACGTTGCCATCCTCATCGGGACCGGAACGTATCCGACGATTGCCCCGGCGTCTGCGTCTCTGCCGTTTGTGACTTGGCGTCGCACGGCCATTCGCCGCACTCAAACGCTGCAGCGGCCTGCTGGTATTCCGCAGGTGACGGTTGAATACAGCATCTACGCTGCCACCTATGAGCAGGCCCGCCAGGTGGCCGACGCGATGCGTTCTGTTCTGGATGGACACGGGGGCGAAATCCTAGGCTGCACTGTGTCGCAGGTTTCGCTTGAAAACGAGACAGACGACTTGGTGACGCTGGCCGGTGCCGATCTACCGCCGGCGTACCAAATCACCCAGCAATACGACGTGTGGTGGCAGGAGAACTAACGCATGCCCGCAACGCCCCATGATGGTTCCGGCTCGACGTTCGTTTTTGCAGGCGTGACGTACACCGTCACCAACATCACCTACACGGTTGCGGACAACAACGCCACCGACTCCATCGACGTTTCGCACCTCGGGCAGACCGCTGGTGCCACGGTGCTGACGCTGTCGCGTCCGCTCAAGGGCTCGGCTGGCGACACTGGCAAGGAAGTCACCATCGACTATTTGCCGCTTGCCGGTGCCACGCCGATTGCTCAGGGCCAGACCGGGACGCTCACGATCAGTGGCGGCATCACGCTCACGGGCGTGGCTGCTACGTGCAAGTCGTCCACGATCACGCTTGCAACGAACGACTCCAACAAGGGCTCGGCCTCGTTCCAAGTCGCCTAATCCGTCACGGAGGTTGCCGTGGCGACTCCATCGCAGGGTATCACCGTCACGTTTGACGGCGTGCCTTTTACCGAAGTCACGGACCTGCAGTGGACGTACGCCGGCGGCTCGTCAAAGGGCCGCAGCGTTGCTTGGACTGATGATGCCGGCAGCGTGACTCTCGCCTGCCTTGGCACCGCGAACACGTCCACGACGAACTACGGCAAGCGTGCGTCACTGGACGTTACCGGCGGCGGGATGGACTTGACGTTTATGGCAGTCTACGAGCAGGTGACTGCGGCGGCCGAGCTCAATGGGGCGACGCGCTACGGAGTCACCTTCAAACTCCTAGACGACGGGTGACGCATGCCACTGACTCGCGAGCAGATTGACAACGCGGCGGACGCCAAGATCATCACCGTTGACGCCCCGGAACTTGGCGGTGACGGCAAGGTGTGCGTCCGCCTGATGAGCGTGGGCGACCGAGACTCCTATGAGCTCAAGGCTCTGGACTCTGAGAAGGGTGCGATTGTTGACTTCCGCAGCGAGCTGCTGAGCCGCACGCTGTGCGACGAAAAGGGGAACTTGCTCTACCCAGGCAAGGACGGCGTCGAGGCTCTCAAGCGTCGGTCAAGCGACGTGATGCATCGTCTGTGGCATGCGGCACTCAAGCACAACGCACTCACCGAAGAGGAGATCAAGAAGCTAGCGGGGGAATAAACGCCCGTCCGACCCTGCAGTTCAAGCTGCGTCTGGCGGGCCACCTCAAGAAGACACTTGCCGAAATCGACGCAATGGACTCTCGCGAGTTCTCTACGTGGATTGCGTGCTCTCGGTGGTTCTTCCCGCTTGATGACACATGGGGACAGACGGCAATGATCGCCACGTCCATCCTGGCCCCGTACTCAAAGACTCCGCCCGACCCAGAGAAGTTCATTCCGAAGGAAGAACGAGCCCCAAAGCATCCATCGCAGATTGCAGCAACCTTGAAGCGGATGGCCGCTGACCTCGGCAAGACGTGACCTATGGCAACCATCTCGCTCGGATTTAACCTCTCGGCATCTGCGGTGCAGATGGCCACCGGCATCAATGCCGGCGTGGTGGAGCTTGAGAAGCTGGGCCTGGCCGCGAAGAAGACGCAGCGTGACGTTTCGACGCTGAAGACGATTGAGCTTTCGCGGGCGTTCATCGCCACCATCCAGACGGCGGCGAATGCGTTCTCGTCGTTCATCGGTGGCACGGCCGGTGCGGTTGCCGCGATTGACGATCTGTCAAAGCGTACCGGCATATCTGCCGACGTGATCCAGGGCTATTCGCTGGCGGCCAATCAATCTGGCGTCTCGCTGGAGTCGTTCGGCAAGGCCATTCAAAAGCTCACCATCAATCTCGGTGAGGCGCAGACCGGCAACAAGAACGCCGTGAAGTCGTTTGCTGAGCTTGGGCTGTCGGTTGCCGACTTGTCCAACCTCAACCCTGAGCAGGCGTTTAACGCCGTCGTATCTGCCATCAGCAAGTTGCCCAACCCGGCCCAGCAGGCAGCGGCTGCCGTGAGCCTGTTTGGCAAGAGCGGCGTCGAGCTTGTGCCGATTTTCCAAGAGGGTGCGACATACCTTCAGCAGATGACGGCCGAGGCGAAGCGGCTTAACATTGTCCTGAGTCCGCAGCAAACCGCTGGCATCGCCACGCTTGATGACTCGCTCCAGAAGACGCAGCAAACCATTGCGGCATTCTCGGCGAGAGTGCTCGCGGAACTTGCCCCAGCGTTGACGACGGCGGCCAAGAACGCCTCGACGTTCATTGCAAGCATTGACGTTCGCCAAGTGGCGTCTGCGGTGACGGCCTCCGTGTCCGAGTTGGCGTCCGTCTTTGGACTGCTCACGAAGGCGGCGGCCCCGCTGGCCGGCAACATCCTGCCGCTCATTGGCGGATACCTTGGGTTTATCAATCGTCAGGTGCTGGCATCCGGCATTGCCTTTCTCAGCAATCAGTTCACTGGGGCGGCCGTATCAGCATTCCGCTTTGCTGGCGCGGCTGGCGTCGCAGTCGTTTCTATTCGCGGGATTCGTGCGGCCATCAGCGGCTTGCTGGCTTCCACTGGCATTGGCGTGCTGGCTGTTGTGCTTGGCGCTGCCGCTGGAGCCCTGACCGACTGGGCGATCAGCAGCACGAGTGCCGGGCAGGATGCCGCCCTTGCGATTGTTGAGCCGACTACCGCCGTCAGGAACTTCGCCGCCGAGGTGCGCGCCGCCACGCGAGACACGCAGGAGTTCGGCAAGGAAACTCGCAACGCCCTCAAGGTGCCGACGTTCTCTGCTCAGGACTTAGCCCAAGAATCGATTGACGAGGCCAATGCCGCAGTCCGCGCGTTGGCCAAGGAGCTTGGCGGACTCAACCGCGTGCCTGCAGATCTGCTTGAGCAGTTCCGCAGATCAAGGGCTTTGCCGAAGGAATCACCACCGACTCGCTGGCGTTCAACGACTCCCTCAATCTGGCGAGCCGCGATGCTCAGTTGCTGACTGCCGAAGTGCGGCGAATCACCGAGGCTCGACGGGCCGACGCCGATGCCGCCAAGGTTTCCGCTGATGCTGCCAAGAAGGCCGCCGAAGAGTCGCGGCAGCGGGTGGCGGAACTTGCCAATGCCGGGCTGAGCGACGCCGAGAAAAGCCGCCTGCAACTCAACAAGGATCTGCTTGCCGTCATGGTTGAGCAGCGAGCCGCCGAAGAGGCGATGGCTGCAGCCAAGAGGGCCGGCGACGCCAAGAGCCTGGCGGCTGCACAGCAGCGGCTGTCGTTGGCACAGCAGGCCGCACAGCAGGCCAAGGAAGAAGACCGCCAGCGGAAGCTCGATGCCTTGGGCATTGACGAGACGCTGCTGAAGCCAGCCCAAACTCTGGCTGACCAGTTCTCCGCAGTCCGCAAGGCGTTTGACCAGAAGCTGATTGACGGTGGCGAGGCGACGCAGGCACTGCGAAATCTTGCCAAGGAAGGCATCGACATCCGCAAGGAGATTGCTGCGGAGTTGTCGCGGCCCGCGGCGTCTGCCTTGCAAGTCAACGACATCCGCACGAGTGAAGGCGCGTCGCAGTTCTTGGCGTTGGCAACGCGGCGTGAAGACCCGGCCATTGCCCAGCGTCGCGAGCAGCTGCAGAAACTGGAGCAGATCCGCCAAGGGCTCATTGACATCGGGGCGAAGCCCGTGGAAATCCTGGGTGGTGCGTAGCCATGGCAGTCATCTCGTTTCGTGAAGTTCTGCCGCGTACGTTCTCGCACCGTTTTGGCGAAAGCCCAACGGCGGAAATCAAGTACGTCTGCACGCTTGACGACGCCACGGCAACGCAGGAAATCCTGAACGCCATCGGCATCTTCCACGGGACGCCGCACCCCGAGTACCTGTACCTCCTGTGCCTCAGCGGTTCGGTAACGGAAAGCGACCGATACCACGCCGAGGTTTCGTACTCCTACGGCGTTCTGACTCAGGATTCCGCTTCGTGGGATCCAAGCCCGCTTGCCAGGGCTGACGTGTGGTCGTTCTCCACTGGCGGTTCTCAGGTTCCTGCCCTTGTCTACTACGACGGCACCACCCAGAAGCCGCTAGTGAATGCCGCTGGCGACTACTTCGAGGGGCTCACGGTGAGCGAGGCCGAGGTGCGATGCACCATCAGCGGCAATCGTGCTCAGTTTCCGCTGGCGCTTGCCGCCGCCGTCACCAACACCATTAACGCATCGCCCTTTCTTGGCGGTGCCGCACATACGTGGTTCTGTGCTGGCATCAACGGTCAGCAGGCCGCAGAAGTCGTGAACGGGATAGAAGTTCGCTACTGGCAGGTGGGCGTCGAGCTCGTCTACCGGCAGAGCGGCCACAACCTGCTGCTGCCGCACGTCGGCTGGCACTACGTCACCGGCAGCGGCAGCACGAAGTTCCGAACCTACGTGCGTGCTGACGACGGAACCGACGTGGCAGCAGCCTCTCCGCAGCCGCTCAACACAGACGGCTCACAGAAGTACGTCGGCGGAACGTCAGGCCCGCCCGACATCTTGACTCGCCGCGTGTATCCAGAAGCCAACTTCTCCGCGTACTTCGGCACGCCGCCGTTCTGAGCCATGCCAACCATCAAAGACGTGCGGATCACGTCCGCCACCAACGTCCGCCTAATCGTGTCGCTGTATACATCAAACACCACGACACTGACCATGACGGCGTACCCGGTGTTCTCAGCGTCCACCACAGACGGCACGACGACCTACCGGGCCAACACGCCGCTGCTTCGTCTGTCGCCGACAACTGCCACGGTTGCCGCAGTCAAGCCGACGATAACCAGCAACACCTCCGCAGGGGCTGCCACAGCCACGCTGACGTTCGGCACGTCCTTTGATGGCTCGACGGTTGAGTGGCAGTCTGGCGGCTCCGTGCGACGCTACCAGTACATCGTTCACACGTCTGGCCATACGCCAGCCACGGCGTATTCGGTTGCGGTGACTTCGAGCACCGCCGTGCTTGTCAGCGGACGCATTGACCTGGCGATAGCCGCCACAGTCCCGCAGCCAGGCATCAGTGTCTTCAACGTCGTGGTGAGGTAGCAATGGCACAAAAGCCAGACGGCAAGCCAGCCCGCACCGAGCGAGTGACGTTCACGAAGCCTGCGGCCGAGCGTATCGCCAAGGTGGTACGTGCCGCAGAGCAAGGCGACCGGGCCGGCGAGGCGTTGACCTTTCGTGGCATGCCTGCGCCTACAAACCAGAAGCTTTTCCGCGTCTGCACGTTCACGGGCTCGTGGGACATCGGTGCGGCCAAAACCGTCACGTACAAGTACCAGACGAGCACGCCCAACACGGCGGTAGTGCAGAACGACCTTATGAATCTGCCTTCGGCCGGCACCCGCAACTGCGTCATCGGACGCGAAGGCACGGCCTGGCATCTAATCAACTGGCAGTGGAACGTTGCCTACGCTGCGACGGCGGCAGAGCTTACCACTTCATCGCTACAGTTCAACACGATTCCGTTTGCGGCCGTATCCACGTCTTCTTCGGTGACGTTCTCCGTCTCCGTCGCCACGTGCGCCACCGCGTGAGGTAGCCATGCCGCTGTACGTGCAAAACGGCAAACTGATTCAAAAGGCCGGGGCGTTAGGGACTAGCACGGGGTGCTGCTGTAGAACTACTACTACTATTTGCATACTGCAGCAGTCTGGAAACGTTTCTGGAATAACTGGTTCCGATGTTGTTTTTAACGGCGGCGGCGGAACATACACAACGCTCAACTATTTTTCAGTCAACGGCTATTGGCTTGGCAGGTTCGAAGGCGTAACAGGATACACGCAGTCAGTGACCATTACTTTTACAACCGTCAAACCTTCTAAAGCAACGCTTCGCTGCTCGGCGCTGTCAAACAACATAGGTTCTAGAGAGGAAAAGCTTAACTACAGTTTTACTGGGGCTACTGCCGTCGCGTTTACATCAATAAGCGGGGCAGGCCTAACAGACAATGGAAGCACTGTTAGCAGGGCGGCATACCCAACTGGCGCCGGCGACAGCCTTTTTAGAATTATTGCAACCGGTGAGATAAGCCAGATTTTTTTTGAGGGCGAGATGATTAACAAAGGAGACAACGGAGTCGTCGTTGAAATATGCGTTGAAATTTGAAAATGATTCTTGCCCGCCGCTTCTGTACAATGACGACCAGCCCGCAGTTGTCGCCGGGGAAACTACGCACGTTGCAGGCCTAGGCGATATGGTGGCCGCCGGGCTTTCGGCTATTGGCATCACCAAGGATCGCGTTTCTGCTCTGGCTGGCGGCGACTGCGGCTGCAGCAAGAGGCAGCAACAGCTGAACGAACTAGGCCGCCGCATCGGCATCGGTTGACGCCCCCGCTACGGTGAGAGGCGAAAGGGCTAGCCGTGGCAGACGATCACCACGTCACGATTGACGGCAAGCGGTGGCTGTTGCGTTTCACCACGCTACGTGGTGACGCCGCGGGCTGGACGTTCTTCGACAACGCTAAGCGGCCCAGGATTTTGATTGACGAAAAGCTCCGCGGCGGGGCGAGGCTCGAGACGATTCTGCACGAACTGCTCCACGCGAGTCTCGGCCCAAACATCAGCGAAGAGGCTATTACGGAAGCCGCGAAGGTGCAGCGGCGGGTGCTCACGATGCTCGGATACCGGGAGGTGCCAGATGGCGGGTGACGTAATCACCGAGATGGCCAAGCGGCTCTGTAAGCGACACCCAGACGCCCCGGCGAGGACGCTGGCACGCCGGCTAGTGAAGGACTCTAAAGGGGCCATCACCATTGACCAAGCCCGAAAAAGGATTGCCCGCCAGTTCGGAGTCAACGGGGCGCAGAACCGCAAAGAGTCCAAGCCATCCTGCCCACGCCCTGCACGCCAAGCCGGCGAGCAACGAGCGATGCCCAAGAGCATGGCCGAGCCGTGGACGCCGCACATCATGGACGTGCTCGGCCCGGTTGGCATCATCAGCGACGTGCATGTGCCGTATCACTCAGAGATTGCCGTGGCCGCTGCCATCGGCTACCTGAAAGAGCAGAACCTTTCGGGCCTGCTGCTGAACGGCGATATCGCGGACTTCTACGCCATCTCGCGGTACATGAAAGACCCGGCACAGCGGGACTTCAAGGGCGAGCTTGAAGCCGTGCGTGGATTCGTGGAGTGGGTACGCCACGAGTTCCCAGAGATTCCCATCGTGATGAAGGCCGGAAATCATGAAGAACGTTTTGCGCATTGGCTTTGGCAGCATGCCGCAGAAATCAGCGACGACCCGCGAATGAGCCTTGGGGCGTGGCTGGACTTGGATAAGCACAACGTGACGCTTGTGGAAGATCAGCGGCCCGTGATGCTCGGCAAGCTGCCCGTGCTGCACGGCCACGAGTTGCCCCGTGGCATGGCCGCCCCAGTGAACGTCGCCCGTGGCGTGTTCCTGCGAACTGGCTCTAGTGGGCTAGTGGGCCATTCCCACCGCACGAGCAACCATGCCGAATCCGACATGTGGCACCACGAGACGGCGTGCTGGAGCACCGGGTGCTTGTGTGATCTGCGTCCCGACTACGCCCGCATCAATCGTTGGAACTGGGGCTTCGCGATGGCCACCGTTCACAAGGGCGGTGCGTTCGACGTGCAGAACTATCGCGTGATGTCTGACGGCACGGTGCGAACTGCTTGACGCACGCCGCACACTGCGGCTTTCAAACCACGAAAGGGACACCATGACGACGACGATTGATGACGCCAACGCCAAGCTCCGCCAGGCCGTCGAGCACCGACGCGCCGCACAGTCAGAAGGCAAGCCGCACGAGGAGTGGTACGACGTGTCGCAGGCTGTTACGGAACCTATGCCAGAAGTTGCGAAAGCAGAGGAAACGGAACACGTCGAGTGGGACCGCCTAGCCGACGAGCCCTACCTTGAGGACTTGTTTGAGCAGCAACGCCTGCGGGGCGACGGGCTCACGCGGGAGCAACCCGGCTCGCTTCCGTTCCTTGAGTTGCTGGAAGAGCTGCGGACGCTACATCTGTCCAAGAGTCAGGACTACGGCTCCGAGAGCGACCCGCTCGCCAACATTCGCCAGGGGGCCGAGTTCGTCGGCATCGAGCCGTGGCGGGGCTGCATGGTTCGCGTGGCCGACAAGGTGCAGCGGCTGCGGACGTACTGCCGCACTGGGCGGCTCGTTCACGAAGGTGTGCGTGACACGTTGCTAGATCTCGCCGCGTACTCGCTGTTGGCCATTGTGCTGTTTGATGAGGGAGCCCGTGGCTGAGCCGCTGACCGCCGACGACCTTGTGCGGATGGAGCACCGAGCCCGCCGGTTCCAAGGTGCATGGACCGGCACCAGCGGCACGCTCGCGGCCGACGTGATGCGGCTGCTTGAGGAGCGTAGGCGGGTGCTGTCGGAACTCGCCCTAGAGCGGGCAAGACGGCAAGACGCATGACCTAGGCCAGGGCTTGAGCGGCGCGGGTTTTCACCCTTTCCCCGCGCCGCTCGCCCTGCGCCTGCGGGCTATCTGCCGAAGTCGTTTTGCAGTCGCCCGAAGATTCTTCACGTACTTTCGCGTTGTCGTGCCGCCATACGAGCTTCTTTCTTCGGCATGGTTTTCCAGCACAAGGGCAGCCCAGTTCAACGCTTCTTTGTCAGGGTCAATCGCCTGCGGTGGGTACAGTCCATCTAGCAATGCTTTTGCGTCGAATGCCATCGTCGTTCTCCTTTGTGGTGAAGTCTAACCGGGCTTGCTGGCGAATCGGTATCGCAGCGGCATGCGGAACGGTAGCCTAGGCGGCTGGCTCACCTAGGCTTTCCCGGCCCAGCCCCCGGCTTGTCGTCCGGCTTCCGGTTGATGTCTGGCAGATAGTCCAGATTGCTTTCCCGTCCCGTGATTTCCTCGTCATAGTAGTGATTTTCGGCCATTTCTTCGGATGCGTGTCCGAGTTGCTTCTTGGCTGAGACGCCAGCCAGTTTCAGATAACTCGCGGTGCTTTTGCGAATCGCGTGGAAGGGCTTGTACGGCACTCCGGCGCTGCGGCACAGGATCTTGAGGCTTGAGTAGCAGGACAGCATTTCCCGGTCGTCGAGCCACGCCCATACGCGAGCCTCTGGCGGCCCTTGCTGCACGGCCAGCATCTTGGCCAGCTGCGGCGTGATCGGCCGCGTAATCGTCTCCCTGTGGCCCTTACGGGTGGCGGCCAGGAAGGTGAGCGTGCAACGCTCCACGTCCACTTCGGCCCAACGGATCGCCAGGATGGCTCCGATTCTCTCGCCGGTCTGAAACATCGCCTGCAACTTGGTCGTCCAATACCAGGCCGCTGGCTTGCCCGCTATCGTCCCTTTGCGGTGCTTGGCGGCTTCCACCAGCCTAGCCAGTTCTTCAGCCTTAAATGCCTTAGGGACGGGCTTTGGAACCCTTGGGCGTGCGTAGTCCGGGAACTCGATCAGTTCGCCGTCTGACCGCTTCCACCGCTTCTTTGCCAGCCACGTCCACAGGCTCCGCAGGTGGGCAGAATCCTTGGCGAGGCTGGCTGGCGAGATCAGCCCCCGCTTGGAGTCGTGGACCGTGCTGGCCCGCCACCGCAGAAACTTGGCGGCCGTGAGATCGTCTAGGTCGTCTACCGTAGGCTCGTGGCCCAAAAAGTCCCGAAATCGGTCCAATGTGCTCAAATACATGGCCAAGCTACGGTTGCTGAGGTTCTTGAGCGGTGCGATACGGTCTTCCAGCAGTTCCCTGAGTGTCATTTTTGCCTCCCTTTTGGTTAGATGAGACGATTGTAGGGACTGGTGTACATCCGTTCAAACTTCCGTCCATCGTGGACAGCGGGCTGAAGTACACCCCATCCGTTCAGACAATCGGCACAGAACTACTGTACAGAGTTTCGAGTAAGGACGGCAACGTGACTTGTCCCGTAGTATTGGGCGTGACGCAGGGAATACGGTTTATGGCAAAGAAAAAGCGGACATCAGCACGAAAGGCCGGGAAGTTGCTTGCACTAGATGCCTCTACGGACAAGGCCCGTGAACTCGTTGGGACCGTTGAGGCAGCCGAGATACTGGGGCTAAAGCCCACCTACGTCAGGGAACTGGCCAGAAAGAGCGAAATCTGGTCCGACACTCGCTTTGGCGAGCGCTGCCCGATTTACGACGCCGTCGAGCTGCGGGAGAAGGCGGCCAAGATCGCCGCCGTCAGGGCCGCCGGCAAACGCCCAGGCCGACCGCCGAGCGGCGGCCCAAAGGCTTGATTTCTAGGGCTGAAAAAATCTGCTCAAGCAGGGCTTGACGTTTCGCAGATAACTGCGTTACTCTTCCGCACGCTCGGAGTCAGCCATGAAACGAGTCAGCCTGAACGACGCGATGGTGGCCCTGTCGCTTGTCCACTTTGGTCAGCAACTTGGCACCGACAGCACACTGGCTCAGGCCATCTCGAACCTTGCCAGACTCCTTGCGTGTTTTTTTGATTTGGTTTCCTAGATACGTGAGAAACAAAGGACAACACGAACACTGGAATGTTCGTACAGCGTGTTGCCATGCCGGTGTACGGGCGTACACTCGGACCACCACAACGAAGGAGATAGCCCCAATGATCGTGAACAACACATCGCCCCACGAAAACGAGTACATCGCCGCCGTCGCTGGCCTTGGCGAGCAGACGCCGAGCCCCGCCAAGCGAGTCACCTACGCCATTGGCGACTTCGTCAGCGGCATGTCTGGCGGAAAGCGATGGAGCGGCCGGATCTGGAACGTCGAAGGCGACCGGCTCTCCATTGAGATTGACGGCGGTTGGCTTGCGGTTTCGGCCCAGGACGTGACGCACTGACAGTCGAAAGGACCGTCGCCTGGTGGAACCGGACGGCGGAAGGAGCGGGGTGGAACCCCGGTAGCAAGGACGCACGACTAACCCGCAGAGCAGGACGCCGAGCGGGCATTTCATATCTCAAAAGACACGAAAAGTGTCGGTTTTCACCTACGAAAGGGACGCGATGAGCACGGAAATCAGCACACAGCGGGCCAGCGGCTTGGCCCTGCAATCGTTCGATGACGCCTTCCGGTTCTCCAAGATGGTTTCGGCGTCGGAGTTCGCACCGAAGGATTTCAAGGGCAAGCCCGAGAGTTGCTTGCTCGCCATCCAGCACGGCAGCGAAGTGGGCCTGTCTCCCATGCAGTCGCTCCAGAGCATTGCCGTCATCAACGGACGGCCGACGATCTGGGGCGATGCCGCCCTGGCCCTGGTGCAGAGCAGCCCCGTCTGCGAGTACGTCCGCGAGTACACCGATGGCGACGGCGACAACATGGCCGCCGTCTGCGAGGCCAAGCGGCGTGGCTACCCGGCACCCACGACGGTGCGGTTCTCGGTGGCCGACGCCAAGAAGGCCGGCTTGTGGGGCAAGAGCGGCCCGTGGACGCAGTACCCGCTTCGCATGCTCCAGCTGCGGGCTCGCGGCTTCGCCCTGCGTAATGCGTTCGCAGACGCCCTGCGTGGGCTCATCACCGCCGAGGAGGCCCAGGACTACCCGACGCCAGAGCCGGCCCGTGAGCCCGTCGTGGTGCGTCCCAAGTTCACCGAGCCGGCCACGCCGAAGCCCGAGGCCACCGCAGTCGCCACGGCCACTGCTGAGGACATGATGCGGAGCCGTGGGGCCATTAACAAGGCCGCAAAGGTGCCGGAACTGGAGCGCATGCAGGCCATCACGGAGCAGCGGCTGCAAAGCGGCTACTACTCCCCGGCCCAGGCCGACGAACTGCTCGGCTTGATCAACGGCAAGATCGATTGGCTGACCACCGAGCCCGAGGACCGCGGGCAGGAGTTCGCCCACGAAGCCGCACAGCACGAGGTGCAGGCATGACACGCTACCCCACCATTACCGACGTGGTCGCTTGGCTTCGTCACGAGGAGCAGCCCGGCATGGCCGCCGCAGTCGAACGGCTGCAGGCCAACTACCAGCGGCTGCGAGACACCAACGAGCGGAACGTGCAGGAGTACCAGCGGCTGTTGGAGAAGCACGAGCCAAAGCCGCAGCAAGTGGCTGGGCCTGTCTGGACCGGAGATTGAAACAACGCCACGCCATTGGCGAAGTCGGCTTTACCGATCAGCCGCATTGGCCGCTCAGCGGGAGTAGCGAACCACCACCGCAGTTGAGGCCGAAGGGAAAACCCTCCTTGCCCTTGGTGACTCAGCCGTATGCCGCACGTCACGCGGCCAAAACACGAAAGGATGCGTGATGAGCGAAGTTTCAACAGAGCAGTTGCTGATTCTGTTTGACGAGCGAGCCCCGAGCGTCAACGGCTCGCCCACCTCGGCGGCAGCTGCGGACTCGCTGGGGCCGGCAACGCTGAACGCCCTACAGCGGCGCGTCTACGAGTTCCTGTGCCGTACGCCCAGCACCGACGAGGAGATTGCCGACGAGCT